GTGTCGTAATCAACACCAGCGTTGTAAAAGTCAAGGTATAACCCAGTGCTTTTGTCCGTTAGCTCCCTAGTAGGATTCCCATCCTCATCCGTACCCTCAATAAAGTCAGGTACACCTACAATACGTTCCACATCGGCTACAGTGGCTAGGTCTTGAACGGCAGTATCTATATAGCCGTATAGCCCTGTACCGGGAATATCCCCTGCAGCAGGTGTACCAATAACTCCATATAAACCGTTACCATCTTCAGGATTACCAATGAGACCTTCAATACGACCTACATCTATTCCGAGGTTGTACATATCCCCGTATAGACCAGTACCACCAATCACTTCGCCGTTTTCATTCGTAGTGGGAGTACCAACTATTCGTTCAACTTCTGCAGGCAAATCTTCTATATCTACGCCTTGTTGAGCTAATGTTAGAAGTAAACCTGAACCACCGATTAGATTACCGTCAGCATCTTTGGTAGGAGCAGTACCGATAAACGCTTCAAGTGCAGCATCATTACCAGCATCGATACCGAACATAACGCCGTATAGACCGGTACCACCAACTATTTCATCAGTAGTATTTCCATCGGCATCTACACCGTATTCTGGTTCTCCAATATAGTTCTGTACTATATCGTCTCTAATACCACTGATATAACCGTATAAACCTGTACCTTCATCTTCGTTGCCGATTGCATCTTCAATACGCCCTACATCTACACCAAGAGTAAACAGCTCGCCGTATAGGCCAGTACCGCCAATTACTTCGCCACTTTCATTGGTAGTGGGTACACCAACGGCGTTTATAATATCTTGTGGTGTAGCTGCCCCCTCTACTAAGGCATACATACCTGTAGCTTCTTCGGTCACTTCCCCTGTCTCTGGGTCTTTGTAATTAGAAGGAGTACCTATAATGTCTTTAATTTCGTCTGTATCGAAACCAAGTGCCGTTAGTGTTTTAGTGACAGATCCATCTTCTCCAAAGTAAGTATTTAGTGTGTCTTGTACACCTTGAACAGTGGCATAATCAGTAAGAGCGGTACTTACTAAGGCGTTTATTTCCTCGTCAGTACGCGTAGCGTCTCCGGCTGTATACCCGTTATCTGTAAGGTAGGTACTTATTGCGGTAGCTAAATCTTCATCTGATATCTGTGTATCTTCAGGTAAATCTAGTTCGTCTATGATGCCTTGAGCTAAGTCTTTTATTTCTTCGTCAGTACGTACTGTATCTTCAGGTATATCTAGTGCATCGATAGCGTCTGCAAGTTGCTGCTGCGTTACATAGTCATTAGGATCTGTACCTTCTGGAAAATTACCGTAAAACTCTTCTGAGGCTTCGGCGCCTTCATCGTAAGGGCTCATTGTTTCTGCGCCGTCGGGGTCTTCATTGTCTACGTTATCATCAGGATCTTCGGGTTGCTCATACACAGGTAGGCCAGTGTCAGGGTCAAAACCTGTAAGTTCGTTACCGTTTGCATCTACCTGCGTATTTATAGTGCCATCGCTATCAGGGTCTAATTCCCAAGGGTTATAGTCTCCCCCTTCTGTCCAGTCTGTAGGTTGGTATATCGCAAACCCCTCTTCATTTACCTCTCCGGTATTGAATATAGGTACTGTTCGTATAACTTCTCCCGCAGCGCCGAATATTTCAACGGCGGTACGCGCCCCATCTTTTATCCTACCTATGGTTTGTTCTACACCGTCTACTACTTGAGTGACAACTCCTGATGTAGGGTCTACTAATAATTCACTTACACTAGCTGGTCCTTCATAGTTACCATCTTTATCAAACAAAGGGATTTCGATAGGCGGACCATTAACGGGCAATGGTACGGGAATTTTAAGTTCCGCCCACGTACCTCGTGTAGGGTCGAACGTTACTTTTATAGGGTAACCCATACCTAATGGACCAGCGGTTTGTTGCTCCAACATTTCTTCTAAAATTTGAGTTAAGGTCTTGGGCGCACCGCCGGGGCCAGTCCCGAATATAAGATTGCGTGCAGCCGTGGTCATCCGTTCTATTTGATAACCAATGTTTAGTTCTATGTTTTCTCTTACATGCGTGTTTAGCTGATTTTCGCTAATCGGTACATTAGAGTCTAAATCATTCTCGTCACGTATTGTGGTCAGTATCTGTTGAGCTGCTGTAGTCGAAATGTCATCACCAGTTCGATTTTTAACAAGTTCTTGCACCTCTACTACTGATGTAGCACGGGGGTCAATAAGATCAACCGCTTTTGATTCTTTTACGTTACCGGTAAGGGATTCTATTTCTTCTTCGGTAAGATCTTCTATACGATAGCCTTCATCAAGAGCTATTTGTACTAATTCTTCGCGGGATGTACCTAGCAGGTCATATTCGTCTTTTAACGCTGCTTCATCAGTATTGCCAACTAAATCTTCAAGTTCTTCTTGACTGAACACATACCCGACATTTGGGTCATTAGACATATCGATTAGTTCTTGGCTGGTCACTGCATTTTGGTCAAAATAAACACCTGCATCTACACCTAACCGACGCTCGTAGTCATCATCATCAATTTCACTTGCTTGCCCCACACGTTCTTCAATATCACCGACATTTAATTTATACCCTTGCTCGGCTGCGATACCTTCTAGTTCTGCTAATGTTAACTGGCGTGGGTCAACGTGCTCTGCTATTTGTTGTTCTGTTGCAACCTGATCTCGTTGCCCTCTAAATAAGTCAAGTTCTTCTTTATTAGGCTTATACCCATTTTGTTCTTTAAATATGTCTGCAGCTTCTGCGGCAGTAACATATCGGGCGTCTACGTAATCGTTTAAATCCACTTCTGTTGGATCACTACCTAATAATGCTGTTTTGTCTTCATCTGATAACTCGTAAGAGTTGCCATCAGTAAGTTCTGTAGGTAGTTTGTTAACGGCTTCTAACAGTGCGCTTTCTGTGAAAGGTAATTTTTCTTCAGGTATACCAAAAGCTGACCCAAACTCTACGTTAGATATCGTGTCGTTATCACCAAAAATATCGTCAAAGAATTCATATAACTCTGGCGCATAAGACTCTAACTGCCCTAGTCCACCTATGAAGCCCCCACGAAGCGGGTTATCTATGTTATCGGCACCTGTCTGAAGTTGGTCAAACACCTGTCGCATACCTAACTCAACTAGGTTGCGTTGCATACCTTGAAGCCCTAAAACAAACGCATTGGTTGTTTCTCTTACAGCTTTACTTACGTTAAAGGCTTCAAAGTAAGAGTTAAGCATAGACATGAAGTCTTGCGTGCCTCCGCCAGTGCCATCTAGGGCATCGTCGCGCACTTGTCTGCCGGGCTCAGGGTTAACCCTTACGTTACTTCCGGGCGTTCTTCTTCCAAAAAATTCGCTCATATCAGTTTGCTATCAGCACCCCCTCAAATGAGGCACCGACAACTACGTTGGTTGTATCGGAGCTGGCTCGGCATTCTATATCTGATTTCTCGGTAATGCCCAACGGGTAATTGAAAGGTAGTACAAGCAGGTTGCTTTGTACCGTCTGAATGATCTTTGTACGAAACGTGTTTGAGCCAAAGTCTCTAGTCACAAACTTAGCGGTCACGTTCTTGTTAGCAATAGCGATAGCTGCTGTAAACGTAACATCATCAAGGAATAACGTGAATCCTGCGGGTACCGTGTACACTGACATCTGACTCTGGTTGTCCCCCTGCACGATCTGGCCGTACGTTATTCCGGTCGGCACCCCACTTGTAACGCCGCTATTGGCCACGTATATGGTACCTGCAGCAGTGCCGCCTGATCCTGAAGTAGCAACAAATATGCGGTTGATACGCAGCCAACCAGAAGCATCGCCAATCTGCACTTGCGTCTGCCCATTCATGCTGACGGTTACACTTTGAGCTGCGTAGTTCTCGTCTACCCCCTCAATGGTTACGGTCTGTGCCCCCGTACCTGCACTAGTATCTGCTGTGCTTGAGCTACTAATAAACGCAGTAAACGCAGCAGTGGGCCACGGGTAATCGCCACCAGTGCTCCATACCGTCTCTTCAGTGCCATTAATATCTGGGTTAGTACCAAACTTATACAAGGTAGAAGCACCAGCAATCTGGCCTTTAGCTACTTGTAATTCGTAAGGTTCTTGGATCGCCATAGCGTTTCTCAGAGCGTTATCTAGCTGGTTAAAGTATATCCGAAGTATGTTATTAAACTGCTCAAATGACTCCTGATCGTATACCTGTGGGGCATAGGGTAGTGCTGGGGCACGGAACGGAACGTCATACTTGGTGGTGTCTCCAGCCATTATCGTCGTCCATCAGGTCGCATATCCAGTCTTGGGGAGCCTAACTGCCATGTCACACCGGACTCGGTAGACTCGATCTTCATCACCATCTGCCGCCCACGTACCCGAGTATTGAGCTGTCCGGTAAACTTTTCTATCGGTAGCACAGCGGATCTGACAATTGTACCGTCATTTGACCCACCTACCGAGGCAGGAGAGTTATACCCTGACCCAGAGTTCTGCATGGGTAACAAGGTCATAACAGCACTAGGATTAGCCGCTGTAGACCCGTCGAACGTGATATCAGGAAGTACACGCCAGATAAAATTGAATTGATGTCCGTCATCTAGATCGAACTCAGCAGTAGAGGCATAAGCATGGATAGCCGTGCTGTCCCCTAGCTCATTATTATCGACGCCTTCTTCCTGATTCACGAGGTTGTTATTGTAAGTCGCCGCTAACGGAAAGTCTCGTAATCCCGAATCTAACCATGCCGTACGGTCCATTGTGCCGTAATACCAAATGTTATCCAGATAGTTATACACAACGTATCTGTCGGCTGTGCTTGAATCTGTGGAACAGTAAAACCACCAGACTTCATGGTATGCCTCTACAGTACCTGAAAACACTTGGCGATACTGGGCAGTGTTAAAGTCGTTGAAGACAAACTTACGTAGGTTACAAGGCAGTGGCTGCGTGCGCCCGTCATACTTATAGAACTTATCCACACCCATCCAGTAGGCTACACCATTGGCGTACGCTACCGCATTCTGAGAGGCTATGGAGATGTTTTCACCGACAAGCTGTGCTCCCCACACTACCGGGGCACCGACGTACTGGAGGGCATATAGGGCCGAATCTGACCATACTAAGACTTCTTGACGTGCTTGCTTAGCCGCTATGATTTCTGCACCACGCGATAACTGGAGGCTACCTGCTTGGTTTGTTGCCGCAGGAGTCCACTGGGTGGCGTTCTCTTGGTCTGACCAACGAATCAGCATGGGGTTTTTAGTGGCAGTAGCTAGGTCATTACAGCCAAAACAAAATACAAAACGGCTGATATCTGACACTAAAATAAGGTCTTGTACGCTGGGTACGTTCGCTCCTACAGGGGATATTGAGGCTAATGTAACGCCCCTAGTGGATAGCCCTGCCGTGGCATCCCAGTAGTATATAGGCCCACCACGAGGTCCAAATATAAGATCTTCACCAAAGTTTATCTGTGACCATAGACGTATCTGAGTGTCAGATGTACCGCCAGTGCCCCATACTCCAGCACCCCACGAACCTGCTCCCCAGCCTGTTAAAGGTATTACGTAAGCCGATCCGGTATTAATTTGGTAAGCAGCAGACACCGTACCACCCCCAGTTGCCGCAGAAGTGGCGTTACTAGAAGCTGTTATGAAGTAAGTATTTGAGGTAGTTGTATCAATGGTGATCTGAAATTCACCGTTTAAAGTAAGCCCACCAACGGCAGATGCACCCGAAAAAGTGACGAAATCACCCGATATATAGCCCCCATTAGCGTCTACAACGCTTACCGTAGGGGAACCACTTGTGGTCGTAAACGGGTTAGTAAGGCTTACAGTAGCCCGTAAAGGCGTTATATCGTTGTATGCGCCGCCGTTCTCGATGTAGAACTTGAGATTAGTGCCTACGCCAATGAGGTTCTGACTGCCTAGCGTTACCCAGTTCCACAAAGAACGGCAGACGCCAAGAAAGGTAGCCTCAGATATACGTTGCCACCCCCCAATCTTTTCCGGCGTTCCCTGACGGAACCGGATTTTATCGGATTCGTACCAACCACCTTCACTGGTGTATCGGGTGTTTTCTCTATTAACCCCCGGCTTTAACGCTAGTTTTTGTAGTGGCATAAGGAACCCATCACATTGTCTCGCCAAATACCGGCGGTAGGGTTGTTACTTGGATAGAAGTGTTCTGCTTCAAGTTTAAAGAAGCACCGCAATCAGAACAAGTATCTGCTTCTAATTCGTTCTCGTCTACATCATATCCACATTCGGCACAGAGAATCTCTATATCATGGGCAGGTTCTACGTTACCGTCAGCTAATGTTTTTGGTGGGTGGGATGTCTTCATCGCTGTTGGTATTCCCCAGAGCTAATCATCTGGCAGATTTCTAGTGAGCGGTCGCCAACCTGTTCGGCCCAACGGCTACGGTAAAATTCTTGCCCTGCTTCTTCGTAGTTACCATCAGCCATATGCCCCAAGGCTTTAACGAATTTACGCAATTTGGTCTGACCAATATTAAATGACAAGTCTATTAAGGCTTCTTGGCGCACGCTATCAAGATCTTTAAACCAATCGTACTCACCGATCAGCTCTTCTTTGCACCGTCTAAT